TTGGGCCAACTATCTCCAGAGGTAAACAAAAGAGATGGTAAATATGTCGAGGGCGCAGAGCCAGGCAAAATAATAAATACTGTGACGAATCAATTGTATGATTCTTTACAGGTTGTGCCAGTCTTTTACAAAAGACAATACATTGAATGGCAAGATAGAGGTACCAGCACTGGTGCACCTGTTGCAATTCATGAGGCAGACAGTGATATAGTAAGTCAAACCACTAGAGGTAAAGACTATAAAGATAGATTAGCAAATGGTAATTATCTTGAAAACACTGCAAGTCATTTTGTATTAACTGTTGGAGATAGTCCATCTACAGCATTGATATCTATGAAATCTACTCAACTTAAAGTTAGTAGAAAATGGAACTCAATGATGATGGGTATTAAAATGCAGGGTAAAAATGGTTTATTTACTCCGCCAACTTACAGCCACATTTATAAACTATCTACTGTTCAGATGTCTAATGACAAAGGAACATGGTTTGGTTGGGATGTAGCAAAAGTAGGACCAGTCACAGATAAAAATGTCTATGACATGGCAAAATCTTTTGCTGAATCTGTAGGTAAGGGTGAGATCCAAGCTAAACACGGTACAGAAGAGACTACAAAGTCTAATTCAAATTACTAGAATCCTAGGTAGTGGGCGTCTAAGCGAGAGTGGAAACGCCCACTTAAATATATGATTGATAAATTTAAAAATATATTTGAAGGATTAGACCGTGCGCATGGTGTCACTATTGTTGGCGAATCAAATGGTAATGGAACAAAAGTAAAAGGTAAATCTTTTGTTAAAAGAGAACCAGTCACAAACGAATTATGGCAAAAACATTTAGACGGAATAGATAGTCTAGGTGTTATACCAATCAACGATGATAACAAATGTAAATGGGGATGTATTGATATAGATTCTTATGCAGGGTTTGATCATCAAAAACTTATAAACAAAATTAAACAATTTAAATTACCACTGATTGTATGTAGATCAAAATCTGGTGGTGCACATGTATTTTTATTTACAAAAGATTATGTATCAGCAAGTTTGATGCAAGATAAACTTAACGAGATAAGATCTGTGTTAGGTTATGGTGGATCAGAAGTATTTCCAAAACAAAGAGAATTAAAATCCAAAGATGATACAGGAAATTTTTTAAATTTACCATACTTTAATTGTAGTAATACAACAAGATATGCCTTCCTCGAGGATGGTGAAGCTGCTACACTAGACAGTTTTTTTGAATTACAAGAAAGATATAAACAAGACGACATCAGCACAATAGAAGTTAAAAGACCAGAAACTCCATACTCGGATGGACCACCATGTGTAGAACTTATGGTACAAAACAAAGTCGGTGAAGGTGGTAGAAACAATGCATTGTTTCATTATGGTGTGTATGCAAAATCTAAATGGCCAGAGAATTGGAAAACAAAATTAATATTATTTAACGAGTCAGCAATGGCACAACCATTGTCAGATATAGAAGTAAACATCATAACAAAACAACACGAGAAAAAAGATTGGGGTTATAAATGTAATGATCAACCTATGTGTAGTTTGTGTGATAAAAAATTATGTAAGTCTAGAAAGTTTGGTATAGGACAAGAGATAACATTTCCTAATCTTACAGATCTACAAGTTGTTGCGTTAGAAGAGCCATACTATTACATGAACGTAGATGGTGATAGACTATACCTGGACTCTGCAAAACATTTAACAAACCAAAGTTTGTTTCAAGAGGAGTGTGTGAAACAATTAAGATTTAATCCACCAACATTAAAAACAAACGATTGGAAGAAACTTACAAACATATTATTAGAAAATGCAGAAGTGACTGAACCAGCAGAAGGAACAGGCACCAAAGATATACTACGTAATTATCTTGAAGACTATTGTGTAAATAGAATACAGAAAGATGACTTTGAAGATCTTAAAAACGGTGGTACATTTACCAAAGAAGGCTATCACCATTTTGTATTTGATAACTTCTTTCATAATTATTTATCTAGAAAACATTGGAAGGTGCCATATCAAAGAACATCACAGATGTTAAAAGACAATCTACATTGTACAACTAAACGTGTGGGTAGACATAAGTTATCAGTATTTGCTGTAGCTAGATTTGATAAACAAACAGAAACATACAAACCAAAACCATTTAAGAAAGATAATTACTAATGCGAACTATAATTTATGGACCACCAGGAACAGGTAAAACACATACGTTGTTAGGACACATAGAAAAATTTCTTGAAACAACAGATTCAGATAAGATTGGATATTTTACATTTAGTAAAAATGCTGCAGAAGAAGGTAAACAGAGAGCTGCTAGTAAATTTAAATTATCTTTTGATGACCTACCATATTTTCAAACACTACATTCTTTTTGTTTTAATCAATTAGGATTAGCTAGAGATCAAGTAATGAAAGAAAAACATTACAAAGAATTAGGTGAAAAGATGGGATTAGAAATAGAAGGCACACAACAAGACGAGGATCATGACAGTGTATTCTATTCGAAGAATCCATACATACAATTAATAAATATAGCACGATCAAAAGAAATAGATCCTGTAAAGTATTATCATCTTACAGATAACCAACAAGTATCTCTAAACAAATTAAAAATTATATCAGAGGAATTAGAAAGATATAAATCAGAACATGGTTTGATTGACTTTCCGGATATGATAGAAAAATTTTTAGCTACAGGTGAACCACCAAAACTACGTGTAATGTTTGTTGATGAGTCACAAGATTTAAGTTTGATACAATGGAAGTTAGTAAGAAGAATAGAAGAGGCAGCAACAGATTCTTTTATTGCAGGAGATGATGACCAGGGTATTTACAAATGGAATGGTGCACATGTAAATACATTTATAAATTTAGAAGGCACAAGAAAAATATTAGAGCAATCACATAGGGTACCACAAAAACCTTTTGATCTTGCAAATAAAATTATTAACAGAGTTAGAAACAGGGTAGAAAAAAAATATTATCCAAAAGACACTGAAGGATCTGTAAATCGTTGCCAAAGTTTATATGATATAGATTTTACAAAAGGTAAGTGGCTGGTGTTGGCAACAGCAAATTATATGTTAGGTGATATAGGTGATGTGTTAGATGAGAAAGGATTATACTGGCAAAGAAGAAAGGCAACACCAAGAGTTAAAAATATATATGAAATTATACAAAAGTGGAATGAATTAAAAACAGGTGTGCCTATGCACTTTAATGATTGTAAAAAAATATTTAATAAGATGAATAAAAATTGGGACAAAAAATTATTTAAAGCTATGATTAAAGATCAATTTTATGGCATAGACGAATTAAAAGAAAAATATGGATTACAGACAGAAGCAGACTGGCAAGAAGCATTAGATGAATTAGGAAACGAAGACATAAGAAAGATATCAAAACTAATAGAAGCAGGAGAAGATTTATCTGGTGCACCAAGGATAAGTATCTCTACAATACATGGGGTAAAAGGAAACGAAAGAGAGAATGTAGTAATTAACACAGAACTATCTGGAGCAGCATACGATGAATATCAAAAGAATCCAGATGATACACACAGATTGTTTTACGTTGCATGCACAAGAACAGAAAACAATTTATTTATAATTGAACCACAAAGGAAAAAAGCATATGACATCTAAAGATATATTTAAAGGATCAACATACAAATCATTAGAAGAGCAGGTAGGTGGGAAGCACTATCACTCAATGAAGATTCAGCCAGCAGAGTTTATAAACGAGAACAAGTTGCTTTTTGCAGAGGGTAATGCTATAAAATATATATGCAGGCACTCTGTTAAGGGAAAGGAAGAAGATATTAAGAAAGCAATACACTATTTAGAGATGATTTTGGAAAGAGATTATTCATGAAACCAATATTTAAACCGCAGACAGAGTGGCTACCACCACAAAGTTTTCCTGATTTATCAAAGTATGATGAGATCGCTATTGACCTAGAAACAAAAGATCCAGATTTAAAAACTATGGGATCTGGTTCTATCACTGGCAGAAGTAAGATAGTTGGTATAGCTGTAGCAGTTGAAGGTTGGTCAGGATATTATCCCATAGCTCATGAGGGTGGAGGCAACATGGACAAGAATATGGTCCTGAAATGGTTTCAAGATGTTTTAAATACAGATGCAGTTAAGATATTTCACAATGCTATGTACGATGTATGTTTTATTAGAGCTGCAGGTCTTAAAATAAATGGCTTAGTCGTAGATACCATGATTGCTGGCTCTCTCGTGGACGAGAATCGCTTTCGATACGATTTAGGTAATATGGGGCGTGATTACATCGGAATAGGCAAAAATGAGGCTGTATTAAAAGAAACTGCGGATCTATGGGGTGTAGATGCTAAATCAGAGATGTATAAATTACCAGCCATGTATGTAGGTGAGTATGCAGAACAAGATGCAAATTTAACTTTAAAACTTTGGCAAGAGATGAAAAAAGAAATGTATCAAGAGGACGTAGAGGATATATTTAAATTAGAGACTGAACTCTTTCCTTGCCTAGTTGATATGCGTTTTTTAGGTGTACGTGTAGATACCCAAGCAGCATACGAATTAAAACAACAACTAATAGAAGAAGAAAAAGAATGCCTATACAAAATAAAAAAAGAAACAGAAGTAGATGTTCAAATATGGGCAGCAAGGAGTATTGAGAGAGTTTTTCAAAAACTGAACCTACCATATGATTTAACCGCAAAAACAAATTCTCCATCATTTACTAAAAACTTTCTGCAGAACCATCCTCATCCTTTGGTAAAACAAATAGCTCGTGCAAGAGAGATAAATAAATCTCATACTACGTTTATTGATACCATACTAAAACATCAACATAAAGGACGAATACATGCAGAGATAAATCAGATTAGATCTGATCAGGGTGGTACGGTGACTGGAAGATTCAGTTATAATAATCCAAATCTACAGCAGATACCAGCACGGAACAAGGAACTGGGACCACGAATTAGAAGTTTATTTATACCAGAAGAAGGTTGTACCTGGGGTTGTTTTGATTACTCACAACAAGAACCACGTCTAGTGACACACTACGCAGCTCTCGATGGACTCTATGGTGTTGACGAAGTATTAGATTCATACAACGAAGGTGAGGCAGACTTTCATCAGATTGTTTCTGACATGGCAAGTATACCTAGATATCAAGCAAAAACAATTAACCTTGGTCTGTTTTATGGTATGGGTAAAAATAAATTACAGGCAGAGTTAGGTGTATCTAAGGAAGATGCAGAAGATCTGTTCAGAACTTATCATGACAAGGTGCCATTTGTAAAAATGTTAATGGAAAGTGTAATGCGTAGAGCACAAGAAAAGGGTAGAGTCAGAACTTTACTTGGTCGTAGATGTAGATTTAATTTGTGGGAGCCTAATCAGTTCGGGATACACAAAGCATTATCTCACGAAGACGCACTCGCGGAACACGGACCAGGGATCAAACGGGCGTTTACCTACAAAGCATTAAATAAATTAATACAGGGATCAGCAGCTGACATGACAAAAAAAGCTATGGTTGATTTATACAAGGAGGGTATCATACCACATATACAAGTGCATGATGAACTTGATATATCAGTAAATAATAATGCAGATAAAATAAAAAAAATTATGGAGGATGCAGTGGATTTAGAAGTGCCAAATAAGGTAGACTATGAATCTGGTCCAAATTGGGGTACAATTAAATAAGGTAAAAATATGGCTTACTTAAATGCAAACATTCCTGTAGTATACGCACAAATAAAAAAGGAGTATTTATATGACTTACAAAAACATCACGGAGAAGTTGAAGACTGCATTATCTTTGGTATTAGCGCTATTACAGGTCGCAGCATCTTATGGCACGCTATTATGGAAAACGGCGCAGTCTTTTATCGCCTCCCAATTAGCGCGTTTATTCAACGTGGTTTCAAAGTCAAAGACGTACCACCCAGAAGACTTGATGAATTACAGCTTTGGAATTGTTTCTCTTATTATCCTTCTGTTCATTCTTGGGATATCCTAGACGGACAAGCTGGTAAATACATAGGTAAAGATAAAAAATGGCACGCAGGTAAATATCTATTTACTATTGATTTTGCACATCCAGAGAGTAATATACTTGATACAGACCATTCTGAAATACCGCATGAACATAAGTGCGCTCACATAATTGCGTTAGATGATGGCAATTTTGCAGCACAACCAAACAATAGATGTATATGGGACATACCTTCTTTCACTGTGAAAGATAATATTCCTGATTGGAAAGTGCAAACGAACGAATGGAATGTTGAAGATAGTAGAGCATGGCGTACAGAAGACACGGATAAGTTCTTCTATGAGATTGAGGAAAAGAAAAAATAATATGGAGACCCATTATGGACTACAGATTTACAGCAATACTAATAATATTGTTATGTTTACTGGCCTTTTTTGTAAGACCTCCACAGCCGTTGAAAGTTGATCCAAAAGATTATATAATCCCTCCACCAAAACCAAAAATAAATGAGTAAGAAACCTTTAAATATAAGTGAAGAAGCAGCTGTGCAGATGCCGATGAAAACGGTTGCCTCTCTGATTTTACTCGTCGCAGCCGGCGTGTTCGCATACACGGAGCTTACGGCAAGGTTAGTATCGTTAGAGACATCACGTGAGCTGTTTGAAAATGATTTACTTAAAAAATCTGAACAGATCCCTACCGATCAAGAACAACATTTTTTACTCGAGGATCTTTATGGTTCTATAGAGAAAATTGAAATACGTATTGAAGACATGATGCACAACAAAGTAAATATACAGTTTATACAAAAACAAACAGAAAAACTTCTAGAAGATGTAGAAGAATTAAAAGATAAGGTAAGAGCAAATGGCAACGGGACGTATTAGTAGAAAAGTATTAGATCATATTGCACAAATAAACAAAGAAAATGAAGAGATGCGTATGGCTAAAAATTTAAAAAAATCTGTTGAGCATGGTAAGAATGGTACACAAAGATATGTTATCAAGCAAGGTGAAAACAAAGGTAAGATAGTATGACAGAGTTAGTGGTAGCCCTACTTATGATTATTAATGGAGAGATCAAGGAGGCACGTATTCAAAATTCGATGTCTGAATGTTTGAAGGGGTCACGTGTAGCTAAACGTCAGTTAAAACTTGATAGTAAAGTTAAGTACCAGTGCATAAAATCTATAGCGGAATTAGAGTTAAATATTGATGGATCTTTATCTATAAAAAAGTTAATATTAGAGTAATGAAAATTTCAGCAGAAATTGTAAATGGTAAATGCCCAACGTGTGATGAGATTACAGCGTTGGTTGGATTAACTAATGAAATGTTTAGATGTATGTCTTGTGGCGCAGATCTAGAACAACATGTTAATGGTAAGATAAGTTATCTACCACACATCACAAAACCAAAAGATGCAGATCCTTTTGTAAAAGAATGGAAAGATGGCCAAGAGAACATTTAAACATTTTACACCTCGTGATAAACCTAAAAAAAGAGGCGCACGTCAACACAAGAAAAATAAAAATAAACACGAGAAAAGACAGCAAAAACAAACCAGATATAAAGGTCAAGGTAAAGGTTGACAATATCCTAAAGCATCCTACATTATAAATATGAAAGAAAAAATAATTACAATAAAAGTCGAAGGTGCAGCTCCAGGCCAATGGTCTAGTCTGTTGTTAGAATTAAATCTAATGAAACGAGCATGGAAGTCTTATGGTGTTGACATGAATATGAAAGCATCAGGATTAAAAAATGTTTTAAATCATGGAACGAAAGTAAGTGATGGATCTAATACTACTAAACGACGGTCTGTATAGTCTGGTATCTGTCACAAAAGAGATGATAGATGGTGTCGAGCTTCTTGCTGAAGCCGATTGCTTTGATCTCTGTGACATACTACGATTACATCTGACCACGTATCAAGAACCATGGAACGTGCATGTAATGAAGGATGATAGTGGCGATTTTTTTGGGTGTATTTGTAAGTAGTCTATTTTTATTACCCGCAGTTCTTTTACTGTGGATGTGGGATCAAGAAACACCTACCCTAAAGAGGGAAAAATAAGGGTAGGTAATGGTGAGAAGATACTCACGCTCTACCATTATTTTGCCATAATGTCAAATGCTAGGTTTCTCTGGTGTGCAAAAAAATTTTACATACATGTTATATTGATTAACATCGTTTCTACCTATCTCTTCCATTTTTTTCAAAGACTCTTTATAACCAAACATCAGGCAATCGTACTGTGTATTGAATCTATCAGGCCACTTATATGGCTCCAGACAGGTACCAGCTATTTGCGAACAGATTAATAAACTTAATACTATTTTCATTGACAATCCTATAAAATCACCTATATATGGGTTATTAAATATGAAAGGAAACGCATGACAGACATGAGTAAATATAAAAATGTTTCTCTA